CCAAAGTAACAGTCGAATCTGTTAAACAAGTAATTTTCCCAAACCTCCCAGTATGGGCGTTTGTGTCTGTGATGATGATTGCAGCAGGATAAGTCATTCCCATTAGCTTCGTTTTACAGCGATGTTTCCAGGTCCACTAATTCTAATGCCTGTGAAGTATCTTTCAAACATTGGTGGAACACGATCAGCACCAACAGCACCATAAGAATTAGGAGTTGCATCCAAAGATCCAACTTTAATATTCTGATAATCTTCTAATCCACTAAGTCCAAGACCGTCTTTATTGTTATTCAAATAAACAGATAGAACAGCTAAGGCTTTCTTTATTTGATCTGGTATTTCTGTATCTGTAAAGTAATCAGTCGTTATACGAAAAGGAAACCCAGTTGCATAAGTATTGATATAAGTATCAGGCTTTCGTACTCCTGTACGAGGCCATTGCAAAGCTTGTGTGTCTGTTGCTCTTGCACCTAAAAATCTTTCACGGTCAATCCGTTGAGTTGCTGAATATAAAGCTCTGTTTTTTTGATCAGTTGTAGCAGTTCCCCAAGCAACAACATCATCATCTTCCATCAGACCATCAATAAGATCTTGTGTATCAGAAAGACTTAAATAGCTGTTAGCGTTAGCTGCTCCTGCTGTCGCTACTATCGTTATTGCCATTAGAAGAAACTTTGGGTTTACGCTTACGTTTTTGTTTTGGCTTAACAGCTTCAACAGGAATAGAGGCCACCTGTGCGGCAGCCTCCCTTTCCTTCATTCGCCTAAATGCGAACATTCCCATTAGCTAGACGCACCTTTTACAAGAGCATAGTTAATGACAATTGCCTGACTTAAAGAACCGCCAGAAAGATTTCCAACAGTAACTTTAAAAGAGCCAGCAGCAACAGTAGAAACAACGAGCCAATAAGCACCCGCAGTTCCACCTGATCCGTGATTAACAACTACAACGTCAGTTGCAGCTACACGATCATTGTTGACTTGGAATGTGACTTCTGCTCCGTCAGCCAGAGCAGCACCATTCATTGTTATTTGACCTGACTCTGTATTAAGAGTCACGGCAGTTGACTTGTTAGTTGCCTGAGTAACAGTTCCACCAGTTGTGTAACCAATAGCTTTACCAGCAACGGCTTCAAATTGTGATGCCATAATTAGTTACCTCTAATCCTGAGCAGAAACGTTAGTTGCTCTAACGATTCCAATGTTCTTTTGCTCGTAGACTTTCGACCAGTTGCCTACGGTTTCAAGTTGAGCACGAGTTGGGTTAACAGTTGTTACTGCCCACTTAGTACCAACAGGATGATATGTGTAATGAAGATCAACAGCCATTGCATCAGATTTTGCAAGGATGTCTCTGTCTGTCTCAGTTGTCAAACCTGCTTGCTCACCAGAAGCAATTGCTCCAGGGGTGAAGAAATAAGTTGAATACTCAGTAGACGCACCAGATCCAGTAGTTGCTACATCGTCAGAAACAATGACTCTTAATCCGCAATAAGTAGGAACAGATCCATTGCTGCCATAAGCAGAAACAATTGAGCCACCAGATGCGGTTGCTCCAGCGTTTGTATCTCCTGCGACAACATAATCCACTAATTTTCTCTCAACGAGATCGTAGTAGACCTTTGAGTGCATACAAACAGCAGAAAGCTGATCACCAGCATCACCAAGAATTGACTTGGCTTTTGCTACATGCTTAGGGCTTAATCCTGTAGGAGTATCGCCACTCTCTGAATCAATACAGTTAGCAAATAAAGCAGAGTTACTGTCATTTGCATTGATAGAACCAAATACACCAGACAATGCTGATAGCAAGTCTTTCTGTCTTTGGTGAGCGATATACGCACCAACTTTTGCACCAATAGCAGCCATTGGATCAGAGCCAGCAGCCAAAGCAGCTAAGTCTCTTGCTTCCCAAGCACGACCTCTGTGAAGAATTACAGAAATCTGCTTGTCAGCTTGAATCTTGCCAGGAGTTAAAGAACTGCTATCAGTTAATACCTCAAAATCTCCAGAAAGGTTTGCTTTCCAGAAAGGGACGTTAACAAAATCACCACCTTCAGTCGCATTAAGCTCAGCCATTGGTTGAACCACACCGCTTGCCAAAAAGGCATCACGCTGAGTTGTTTGCTCAATCAAATACGGCGTAAAGACCTCAGGAATGATTACGTCCGACCTTACGGTGGCCATAAAAATTACCAGAAATTAGTTTTACGATGTGGGTCACAAACCCGATGGCTCAGCACAGCCTTGCCTTATGACAATATATTAGCGTGCAACTGAATTTTTCAAGCGATCATATAAATCTTTGTCTGTTCTATAGAGCCTCATTTGTTCAGTAATATTGAAACTTTCTTGTGCAAAAGGGTTCTTGGTTCCAGCAGGAATTTCGCCACTACTAGATCTACCAGCAGGAGCACCACCACCTTGAGGTTTTGGTTGCTTTAAGATGTAATCAGGTAATTTCCCTTTTGCCCACTCGTTTACAGGCGTTCTTTCATAACCATCAACAACTACAGGAACTCCGTTATCTACCTCTATTTTCTCTTTTGGTAGAAAATTATTTAGTACCAAAGTTGGATCGTGAACTATTTCCGCTAAGGCTTGTACTGCGGGGGAAACAAGTTCCAACTCTCGTACTTTTGTTTCAAGTTCTGTGATTTTATTATCTTTTTCGGCTGATCGTTCTCTGAATTGATCTTCAAGTTTTGTTCTTGCTTCTGTGTACTTTCCTTGTTTCTCAAGTTCAGCTTGTTCAGCATTATTTTTGAAATCAATTAAAGCTTGAACATCAACATCAGGAATGGCTTTTGCTTTTGCTTTTGCTTTCTTTGTTTCGTCTAATAGCTCTGCGTTCTTTTTACGCATCGCATCTAATTCAGCTTTAAGATTCTCTTTTTCGGAATCAACAGCTTGCTCCACAGGAGCAGTTGTTTCGTCAGGCATAAAACCCACAAGGTTGTTAAAGTAGTCTAACAATAACTCTTCTTTCTATGTCTGCATACGTTGAACTGATGCAATTAAGAAAAGATGCACTCCGCAACGGTAATAAGAAAAAAGCAAAAGAATATATGGCTGCTGCTCAGAAACTATTAAAAGAAGGTCAAGTCACATCCAAAGACCACCTTGGGGCCGCTTATACTTAAATTCCTTTATATACAATTTTTAAAAGGTCTTTTGCTAAAGAATCAGACAAAGCATTGAATTTAGGCTTATTAAAGTTTTCTCTTACTTCCCAATCCAACATTTCGTCAGCGAGTTTACCTAAACCTCTTTTATCTAATTCATTTTTTACGTCAAAAATATTGCCACTTAATTTTTTATATAATTTAAAACTAGATAAAGATTTATCTCCAACCATATCTTGAATAACAAGTTGACCTGATTCATCTGCTCCTGTTTCTAAGCCTAAAGCCTCTATTAATGCTGCCTTAGGGCTTATTTGTGCTAAACCAAAATCAATAACCGTTCCTTTATTTGTTTTTTCATCAAAGAAAAAGTTTTCTGCGTGCATATCATTATGAGCTATCCCTTTTAAGTGCATTTCTTTACGGGCCTTAATATATTGATTTAACATAGATTCTCTTTGTTGAGGTTTTTTAGGATTTAAAAAATCACCATAACTTGAATTATTTCCACGTAATAGTTCTTGAATTGTTTTTCCTTTAGCTTGTGTCATAACAAAAGATCCTTCTCTTGTTTTTATATATTCAAAGCCTTTTAATTCTGTTCCTTTTTCAAAGGCTCTTGTAGCAATATCGCTAGAGAATTTCCAGTCTGTTGTGTATTTTTCGCTTAATACTTTTGGACTAATACCAGTATCTTTTAATTTATTTAAAGCCTCTACTTCGTATCGACCAATAGTTCCTTTCTTAATTACAGTTGGAGGATCTCCATCTAATTTATAAGCACTAGCAAAAGCACCACTTCCTAAATAATTTTTCTCAGTATTTGCTTGGGCTTTTCTTAATGCTTCATCAGGATCCCATGTTGTTGTAAAAGGATCTTTTTTCGTAAGTCTCAAAGGAGCCGTTCCTGGTCCCGCTATGTCAGGACGTTTTATCTGCGGAGATTTCTTAATATCAGAAGGTTTTCCATATCTTTTTTCTAATCTTTTTAATGATACTTCTGTTCCATCTTCCCTCATAAACTTAGACATTGCTTTATCTGCTCCATACTTGTCGGCAAGACGATTAAAATATTTAGCCTTTCCCTTCCCTAATGCTTTTATTTGTTCTGGTCCAGGGGTGAATTGAGATAAAGTTCCTGACTTCGTTTTAGCTCTTTGATCGTAAAGCCATTTTCCATAAGTTGTATTTGCAGGAACAGGCCCATCAGCACTTGCTCTTTTCCCTACAGGAGGAGGAGTGAATCCATATTTCTTATAGTTAATTACAGCTACAGTTGTAGATCTGCAACCAAAATGTTGAGGTGGTAATGGTCCCTGATCATATTTAAAAACTTCTCCATCCAAGTCCCTACAAACAGGAGAAGTTCTTGAATCCAAAGTAGCTACATAACGATATTCTTCTGTAATATCTCGATTTGCTTTGTAAACACTTTGACTAGCAGCGTTAGAAACTTGATGAACACTGGTTCTAACAATTGTATTTATCTGATGCTTAGCCATATTTAAGGGGGATCCAGCTAATGCTGTCTGAAAAGTATTACCCTGCTCTCCAAACTCCAAAACTCCTGTCATTTGCCTTGCAATTTCAGAAGTAGGCTCACCCGACAATAATCCAGTTCTAATTGATTGATTAAATTGATTTACTTGTTTAGAAGCTAAACCTCTAAATGCTTTTTGAATAGTTTCACCATTAGGCAATAGTATTTCTGATCCTTGTTTTGCCGTTAAATTAAATTTTCCTTGATCACCTAAATCAAATTTAATAGGTGTATTTGTAACAACGGCTTTTGCAAAACTAGGACTAATAGCAACAGAGCTGACGCTTGATTCAATAGATCCTATTCCTTTTATTTCCGCAACCTTTTCTTTCATTCCATTAGGAATAGATTTTCTCATTTGTTCTTCAACAAATCCAGCTTGAACTTTTGCTATTCCTTCCAATTCTTTTATCATTATTGCAACACTTTCTTTTTCCCAACTAGATAAAGTTTTTTTTGTTTGTTTTATTAAAGCCCTTAGTCGTGCTGCTTTATATGCTGGCCCTTTCTTTTCATTTATTTTTGATAATTGTTGTATAGATTTAAGTAACACACTAGTATTTGCTTCTCTAATTTTTCTCGCTAGACCAGTTCCAAATCTATTTAGATCTATAGCGTTTCGATAAAAAACACTTGGAACTCCTTCACCTTCAGAGACTTGTCTTGACATTATTCATCTAATTCAACTTCTTCAGGCATTTCTTCTGTTATTTCTTCTTGAGGTTGTTCCATATCAACCAATCCCCCCATTTGCGTTGCTTCTAATTCTTCTTCAATATTAAATTCATCCCCTAATACTTCCCCTTCTTCTAACTGCTTTAGTAATGTTTCTTGCGAAATCGTTCCAGCAGTATAAAGTTGCAGCAAACTTCCTATTTCTTGCGGATCAAGGCGAGCTGCTAAAAAGTCACGATTGACAAAACTACTTCCAGCTTCGTTACTTCCTAAATAATTTGCATGAAATAGAAGACAATTATCAATCAAATCTTGAATCTGCTGTGCAACGACCATCATTGTTGAGTCTCCTTGAGATCGGTCTATTCGTTTTGACTCTGCTGTTTCTGCGGATAATTTTTGTCCTAATACAGCCGCTAAGCCCAGATTATTTATTTGCTTTTCAAGGCGATCTAAACGTTCAAATTGTGCATTAAAACTTTTACCATCTGGCTCTATATATTCAGCTTTTCCTTCAGCAGGAAAGGCAATTGCTTCTCCTGGTCCAGCACTTACTTCTTCACTTGATTGAGGAAAGCCAAAGAAGGCCAACATCGGAACAGCACTGATATGAAGCTGGTTATCTAAGTCAGATTGAATTTGATAAGCCTTTAAATTTAATTCTGCTATATCTTCCATAGGAGGACGTGACTCCATAAAGTTCACCCTGTTCGCATAAGCAACAGCAAAAGGAATATCTGTTAATGACGTTGTTCCTTCTTCATACAAAACATATTCAGCTTTTTTTTCATCTTTACGATGCAATTCATAATTACCAGGAGTTAATACCCTGATTTGTTCAACTTCTTTTTCTCCATAATTACCATCTGGAACAATTACTTTTTCTAAAAGTCTAAGTTGTGTAAATTTCTGCATCCCATCAATAATTTCTGTCCTCCATCCCAATATTTCTCTAGGGGTATAAGTAACCCAATATGGACGACCTTTTTCACCAGTGGCAGGAGCATCAACTAAAACACCAACATGTCCATATCTAATTGCTAATCTTGCTGTTTCATAAGTCCAAACATTTAAATCATTTCCCTGAAGATCTACATCGAATAATTGTTCTCTAATAACGTCACCAATATCATTCAACCGAACAGGTTTCCTAACTAACATTCCTCCTAACATCTTCTCGATGCGTTGTAGATATGGAGGAACAACAGAACGAGCTAAACGATTGTCATATTGATCATCTAATTCCCTTGGTTCTTGAGGCAAATATCTCCTATGTTTTTTTCTAATTCCGAAAGTTCCGCTTTGTAAATCTTCACTTAAAATCCAGTGCGGCTCCATATTCTGCCAAGCAAAACATGGGTCTTCTACCGTCACACCTGCGGCGGCTTTTTCTCGGTTGTAATAGTTGTAGCCGCTATACATGATGAAACTTCAACGCTATGTGAATAGTTTAGTCTTAATACAGCCTAATACCCGTACCTCTTCCTGCTCTTGCATATAAAGGATTGAACTCTCTCCATACCAAATAACCAAGGGCATCGTTGGCATGATCATAACCAGATTCTTTGTCTGGTTCTCCTTTTTCCGTATAAGACTGAAGTTCTAAACACTCTATTAAGCATCTGCAACAGGAAGCAATCTCCAGTCGTATTTTCCCTTGTCCGTTCTCAAGAAGAGCTTGGACAGACGAGACTCTATCTCTGATCGGTGGGTTTGCTTTCGGACTTTGATTTGTGAATCCATAACCTTCGAGTATGGATATATCGGTTTGTGCTGCATTGGTAGAACGATTGCCTCCTGAAGAATCTGGATAAATTAAGATCCGCCTATGTGGATACCTTCGGCGAATTTCTTGAGCAAGAGCATCAGTATCATGTGCCCCTGTAATTTCATCAATTATGATTAACTTTTCACCTGTCCGCACCCCTATTATGGCTGACATGTTGGAAATGTTAAAATCAATTCCAATCCGTAAAGGTTCATCTTCAAAATCAAACTTCTGATCAGTGACATGTAATTGTCGATTGAATCTGTCATAAACCTGACCAGTTGTTAAATTAGTAAATTCTCCATTCAAATAAGCTTGTAAGAGACTTGGATCATAGTTAGCTTCTAATCGTTCAATAAAGTCTTGAGGTAGATGAGGATTATCTGTTGTTTTCATTTTTATTAATTTACGATCATCTCTTTTTTTGGCCTCATCAGATCCAAACGTATTCCACATCCATCTGAAACCTTCAGGAGTAGAAGCGGCGGCAAATTGTCGAACATTTCCAGAACGTAAACGACCAAGGATCTTTGGAAACGCTTTACCTGCAATGGAAGGTGAAACAGTATCTATTTCATCAGCAAGAACAAAAGCCAAGTTAAGACCAATAATTCTTGACCAATTCTCGAAAGATCTGCATAGAATTTTGGTATCAACGCCCAAATGTAAAACATATTCAGGGAGTGGTGAAGCTCTGAATGTATAAGGAATTTCATAGTCTTCTAAAAAAGTTTCAAAATCTGTTAACCAAATATCTCTGATTAGTGGACCTGTTGGTTCCATTACACATCCTGTAAATCCTTTGTTTAAACAAGCAAGTTCTACTGTTTTGGCACATAAAGCTCTGGTTTTTCCAGCACCATAACCTGCTGATAATCCTATTATTTCTGTAGAAGAATCTTCAACAAATGCACGCTGAGAAGGATGTAAATCATTATGAATACGCTTCAAAATGTCTTCAATAACTAAATCTTCCGTATAACCAGATTGGTGTAAAACATGTCCTTGATTACAAGTAAGAAGAATACTCACGAACAAAGAGAAGTAAGTTTTGCAGCAGTATTAATAGCCCCAAGTGCCACATGTAATTGACCAGCTCGGCGAGCTTCCATTTGAACTGTTGATAATTGTCCTAATAAATCTGCAATCATTTGAGGTCGATCTATATCAAAATCTTGTTTCATTTTTTCTCTTGCTTTTTTTAGGTAAGTATCCACAGTTCTTTCTGATACCCCCCAGTTCTCTGCTGCAAATCGTATGCAATCGGATCTTCTTCCACCATTAGAAACAATTCGGACAAAACGATTCACTCTATATTCAACTTCTGCTTGTGTGGATTTAGAAGCGGCCATTAAACAATTCCTAGTTTCTTTGCAGCATCAGGATTTCTAGGTCCAACATAGCGGAAAGATGCTGTAACTCGATCATCAGCAAAAGATTGCCTGAACAGATTAACTGATTTATTTCGATGTTTCGTTTTTTTTACTTTGGCATTTGCAGTATTTACAGAAGGTTTTCTTGTCATTTTCCATAAAGGTGATCTTGCTCTGTAGGCAACCATCGCTGGATTCGCTGTAACAGAAGTATATTTACGGCCTCTAATTCCAGAATAAGCAGACGCAATAAAATTAGAAAGAGCGTTACCTATTCCAATACCTTGAAAATCAGGTAAACAAACAGTTCTATGCTCTTTCCATTTTGTTCCTGATGGGTGCATTAAGTGCATAACAGCAGTAAAAGCTATTGGTCTTCCTTGGAAGAAAGCACAAAAACATTTAGAAGCTTTATGACAAGCATGACTTAAATAGTGATATTTACTGAAGATTTTCCAGTAATCGTTTGGTACGGGTCGAATGTCGAGAGAGATTTGAGGTCGCCGAAGACAGTCTCTTGCAAAACGAGAAGTAGAAGGATCGTAAACCCAATCAGGTTCTAACCATTCAAGGATGTCGTAATGACAAGAAACAGCGACAAATTTCTGTTTTTTTCTTCTAACTGCTTTAGCGATAGCAGCAGAACCTACTTGAGCAACAGTTCTGTCTACAACAGAAGTAAATTCATCAACAACAAGAAGATCAGGAGATTCTGCTAATCCTCTAGCAATATTGACTCTAAATTGTTCCCCATTAGAAAGAACATGAAAAGGTCTTAACCAAGAAGGAGGACTAGAGAATCCAACTGAAGATAAAAGTCCTGTTATATCTTTAATTCCCATTGACTTAGGGAACGAATCAACAATTGAAGATTCAGGATTCCATTTATATTCTTGTTGAGCTTTTTTTGGGAATAATTCGTGAGCAAGAGTTGATTTACCACAACCTGAAGGACCAACAATCACTCCAACATTCCAATCAAAATCATCAATAGGAATATCAGCAGTCCATTCAACTGTTGAAGTTGGTGATGGAGTAACTTCAAAAAGCCCTTCTAATTGAAGAACTCTAGGAGTTCTTTTAATGGTGGAAGATCTTAAGTATTTAAGGCTCGGCATTTGAATCCTTGATTAATAAGAGTTTCGAGAGAAGCAGATTGTTCTTCTTCTGTAGAGCACTGAATCATAATTTGAAAAGATTCAGATAACTGTTCAGATTCATCATCAGCGATGTCATCTTCTTCCACACCTAATATTTCATTAATATCATCCTCAGAAAACCAAGGAGAAAGATCAGTTTCTTCTCCTAATTGTTGAAGCATTTCTCCATCCCATTCGGATAAATCAGAGGTACGATTATCCGCTAAGTTTGCTCCTGTTTTTTGATCATTAGACCAATTAGTTCTTTTAACTGCAATTAATTCATCTCCTTCTGTTTCTATAACTCTAACTTTGTCAATACCTAATTCTTTAGCCGCTTCAACAGTACCGTGACCTGCAATTAGCATGTTATTTTCATCTATAACAACAGAACGAGCAGCACCGTAACGTTTTAAAGATTCTTTAATTAGATGAGAAGATTGAGGAGTTCTTCTTCTTGCATTTTTCGGATCAGGGGTTAGATCAGAAAGTTTTGTAAAAGATGTCATTAAAAATCATAACTATTCCGAGTATATCTAATGCCAATAAAAAAGCCCCTTGCGGGGCTGAATTGTTTATTGCTTATCTTTTAAAAATCTTTTCAAATGATCGAAATGAATTGATTCAATTTCGAGAAGGAAAGGATTAATTTTCCGATAAGGGAGAAGAGCTTCTTGTAGATCGTCTTCAAAAGTTGAGTCGATTTTCTTAAGCATTTGTCTCCTCCTTTCTTGCGATTCCTTCGATGGCATCTTCTAAATCGAGAGTGGAATCAACTAAATCTACGAGCAATTCGTGCTGTTCGACTAATTCTTCCCATTTCTCGTCAGAGAGTCCTGTCCGCATTTTGTGAAGAGCATTTGTAACTTCAATTGCTGCCTCGAAAACGGCGGGGATGCGATCAAAAACCGTTTCGGATTTTTGAACCGCTTCAGTAATCGCCTGAAACGTAGTGGTCATTTGGTTTTCCAGTTGCGTGTGAATCGAACGAATCCGTCCGATAACACACTAATAAGACAAAAATGCGGTTTAGCGGCATAATTGTTATATTTCGTAGCGATTCGTAGAGGTCAGTTATATTTTGTTGAAAAACTTTGATTAAAAGCGTCCAACTTGGACCTCAGACTTTAAAAGGTATTGATATAATTAAATGTGGCTCAAATGCCGCATCAACACACGCACCTTGAAAATTTATGTCATCTAACCAAGAGTTAAATGGACTTTGTATTGTTACTAAATACATGGGTCCAACTAATTACAGAGGTTCAAGAATTAAAGCAACTCATAAAAGGGATAGCGAAAAAACTTGGAGTAAGACCCTTAGTTGGGATTACAAGCTCAACCCAATGGAGAACCATCGTGCCGCAGCCCAAGCGTTAATCGAAGCCTGGCCATTTAACGAGTACAACAAGTTCAAGTTAAAAGCCAGTGGATACGATCATAACCACTATTACTTTCTTGCAGTTTCTATTTAATTCTTACCTCTACTAATTATGAAATTTCAAACTCTTTCGTTTCGTGTAACGGATCGTCAAGGCTATTTCCTACGGGAATTAGCCAAAAACGACCAACGAACTTTAGAACAACTTCTTTATATTCTTCTTGTCGAAGGTTCAAGTTATTATCTTGAATGCCGTCAGGTTTCAGTTAAGAAAAGAACAGAAGACTTTACGAAAGAAGAATTAGAAAAGATAGCAAAATGGGACAAAGCAGAAAAAGAGAAAGATTATCCTTTCCCTTCTGACTGCTACGTTTGCCGCTATTTTGACATTAAAGAAATCGTTGAAGTTCTAGATTCTTTAACGGATAATATCTTCAACGAAGAATTAATCAATTGGAGAATCAGCTACCCATTCAACAAGGAGGGTAAAAATGAAAACTGATTTAATTCTTTTTACCAATGGATTCAATTCCACTAAAAAAACCTTTTATGCGTGCAATAAAAAAGGACAAAAAGCCCTAAAAGAGCTTGGAGGAGGTTTTGCTTGCACTTCGATCTCTTATAAAGCCAGTTTTTCTGGAGATGTAATGGATCACTTAAGGTTTAAAGGCTATAGCGTTTCCATCGTTAGATCAGAAGAATTATTAAAAGAGCTTTTGAATGTCTAAAGTTCACTCTCTTTCCATTCATCCTCCTTACGTT